TGGAACTCTAAGAACTTAATATCTGCTTGTATAGCAAGTTGTTTAATTCGTTCGTTCATTCTTCAACTCCGAAATGTGTTTTAACCTTACGCATACACACATCAATACCTTGCACAGCACCAAAATTGCTACACAGGTCAAATCCTTCTGATTCTGCTTTCATTACTTCACACATTTCCTGCACAATCAACTCGGCGAACTTTACTTCGTTAGGCATATATTTCTTCATAAGGTAGACATCAGCAACCGTGGTTAGCCCAGCCTGTTCAGCAAGTTGTTGAATTCGTTCGTTCATTCTTCAACTCCACAATGTGTTTTTATCATCGTCAAAAATGCATCTTTATCAAAAGACATTGATTCCTGTTCACATTGACACACTGCGGCATCACAGAACATACCGAATTCGTTAGTACGAACCAGTGGGCGCCCAGAAACTTCGCAGGTAATATTAATATTCCCAGCACCGGTTTCTTCTACTTTAATTGACGTTTTCATAGTTCAACTCCAAAATGTTGTTTAATCTGAGCCAATATACCACGTTCGGTATCATTCATATCTGGGCCGGGCTCCGACACCAAAGACATACACTCTTTAACCATCAACTCGGCAAACCGTTCAGTAAATTTCTGCAAGTCCTGCAGGTCCATTGTGGACCAAGTACCGGCAAATTTCTCATCCAGCGTTTGGTCCATCAGTGCTTTAATTTGGTTGTTCATCATGTGCTCCTGGTACGGTTAGTGAGATACCAGCGACTGCATTGCTGCCGTTGCTTTTTCAACTTCACGTTCCATTTGCCGGACAAAGAGTTTTTGTTCGGCCTTGCTCAAGGATCGGAACATGGCAGCTGCCAGGCTTTCAAAGTAACCGCTGGTGTAGGCATGGCTGCCGTACTCCGCTTGTTTCTGCTTGGAGAACTGTTTGAGAGCAGTTTCAAACTCTGTTTGTGCATTTAAACTAAACATTTCTTGCTCCTAGTGTGTTGCTGTCTAAGTATGTATTATATACCCAAAACCATTTGTTGTCAACCTTTAGTCTTGACTAGACTCCGCCCATTGGCTCGGCAGAATGCTTCTTTCCATTCTTCGGGCACGTTCCACCGATCAAACTCACTGGGTGAGATGCCAAGCTGCGCCATCAGCTTGTGCTTGAAGCTTGCCCACCCAAACTGTTTGGCGCCAAGCAGTTTTGCATTGGTAACGTTTGCTTTGATCAAGTGTGCTCCTTAGTAAGTTTCTTTAATGTGCTCAAATTGATCTGCAGGATACTTTGTTAGGAATTCTTCGCTTTTGACATATTGGTTCATGTCATTGGCATTGAAGAATACCTTATGAAATATAGTCTTTAAAGACCCTTTTGCTGTTACTGTGAGATAACAAGATTTTGCTTTGCCAGCCATATATTACCCTTTTAAAATTTTGTACAGTACATCGCCCTCAAGGTTTACACGTTTAGTAATACCTTGTGCCACATAGTCAGCTTCTAGCAGTGCTAGCGAACGAGAGTCGCGCACACTGGCGCCTTCTACTTTGAGTGTGATCCATTTGGCACGATAGTTGATGCGAACAGCACGGTTATTGTAGACTAGTTCTAGTCCCAACTTGACACGCTCGGCCCGCAGCTTCTGTGCATCTGTGTAACCAGTACTAGCCACATAGCTCTTTATTGCAGCATCGCGACTAGCAGCCCATGCATAGAAACCTGCGCTTCGTGTATAAATCTTTTCTTCTTGCATGGTAACTCCTTAGTACATGTTAAGGGAGGGATTGAACTTACGGATCAGCTCACGCTCGCGAGCATGAGCTGGCTTGCGTCCACGTACTATCTCTACAAGACCGTATGTGTGAGCTTGGTTGCCATGCTCGCGAATACTGCGGCACAGGCCCCAATCTTTGTTTTCAGTAACTGCGCGGCGAACGTGTTTTTGTACACGAATTTTGAGCGCTCTAGCAATTGCTGGGCCGCATACAGTGATGCCAATGTACTGTTCGTTAGTCACTGTATTGGTGATAACATACACTGCATGCTTGGTATCTTGTCGGCGTTTGCGTTTCAACATGTATGTATTATAAGCGATTTTGGGCTTTTGAGCAAGCGAAATCTGACAATTTTGCCGGGAAAATGTGTTGTTTTTTAGCAACACTTAGTCCCGCTTTTCCAGTTTATTACGCACAGGCTGTGGAATTTTTACAACAATTTCAGCAAAATTTGCTTTAATGCGCAGGGATTCTGCAACAGCTTCAACTTGAGCCAGCGTTGCAGTGTCCGGATTGAGATCCACAAGAAAAGCGGCTGTATTTGCCGTAAATTGCTCATAGCTATTGGCTATGATACGCAGTGAGATAATAGTATTTGCATATGGGGTACGCTTGAAGTTTACTTTGACAAACAGAGTGCTAGACGCTGCAGAAGTATAATGCATACTTGCTCCTTTTTGTGAATAAGCATGTATTATACTGGATTTTGGGCAGTCTGTCAATTGAAATCTTTTGTTGTTTTAATGCAACATCCCTGCATCCAATTGATCAATATCATGTATTTTAAAGATTTTCATTATGCGTTTAACGCTAGACGGAATCTTAGTATCTCTAGTGATATCATCTGGGCAAAACATTGTTTTTAAGTTACCTTCTCGATCAATTAAAAACCCGTAGTCCCCGTCGTCAGTGTCAAACTCATCATCTTCGACCATTTCTTCTACTTCAGCCTTGGTTCGTTTTGACATTGTGTTTCCCTGTTTACACTATTTAATCATTTAAACAGTATAAGCCCCATTAGCAAGGTCTGTCCAGCAAATCCCAAACAGATAGTGGCCACGTACAAGAAGTTCCGTTCAATTAGGCTCTTAAAGAACAAAGTAATTAGCGACGCCCAAACAAACACCATGAGATCCACTGGTGGTAGTTTGTCGCTTTGCGCCATTAGCACTGCTAACAAAGTTGGTACACTAGCAAAGTGCAACAGAATGATAGTGACCCATCCTAGGGTATGCGCACTGATACGTCCCAAGTGATCTTGTAACCATTGGTAAACCAATCCAGGGATGTGGCTGATACGATCTAATAGTTCCATTTTAGTTCCTTATTTGTAAAAAATGTGATGTCCAATTTTAGCCACTTGCTCTTTCTTCCAACCCGGGTTAACATAGTCTGCATGGTAGTAAAGAGCGTTCTTCAAACTGGGTAGACGATAGTCTTCCAGTAGAACTTTTTGAGCAGCAATCATGCTCTCGTTATAGTTAGCGCGGTTAGTGGGTCTAAAGGTCACTGCTCGGTCACACACCCAACTGAATTGGCAAACTACCTTTTGGTAGAACACGTTCTTTTGATATATAACTTTGCAGACATCCCCGGGGAATTGTCCACTGTTCACACGATTCATGGTCACTTGTGCCACAGCGATCTTTCCCTCAAATGGTTCGCCACCAGCTTCATGATATATATTTTTGGCAAGACAACTCAATTGTCGTTCCCGCAAATCACTAGTGATTTGATTTGTCTCAGTTACTTCGTTTTGGGATAGTTTGTCATGTACTGCCCAATTCAATAACATCACTGCCAACAGCAGAGAGATTAACATAAACACATTAGCGATAAGTTTTGCACTAAAGGATGGTTTTAATGCCGATGTGGAATCATTCATGCTTGTCCTTTCAAAGTTAGTTAGACCCTGTGTCATCATATATGATAACACAAAAAGTTTAAAAGAGCAACCGGTACTGGTACCGATTGCTTAGCCAGTCATACCCCTGAGCAATTTTGAATATGCCATTGGGTCCATCTTGGTGCCGGGATTGATTCCAAAAACCTGCATGCGGTTTAGGTTCCTGCTTTCCTGTAAACTAGACTGTATAGCATCCCCATACACATCATCTGTAGCCATGTTGGCCAATTGGTTTCCTAGTCCCAGCTGCATGGGATCTACAGCAAATCCAGGTATCTGTTGCCCAAGACTCATGACTCCCAACATGCTACCAGTTGGTGCATTGGCACCAAATTGCAGTCCTGCAATTGATTGATTTCTTTTTTCGTTAGCAATCTGAGTAGACATATTGATATACTGTCCATTAGCTTCATTTAATGTTGGCTGAAGGCCAGGCTTGTTAATAACTGCCGCCACTAGGCCGGCCAATATCAATTCATTTGGCTGTGGGTTGGCCACCAAATATTGATGTAGTCCTCTAACATCAGAATCATTTGCAATCAACTCACGCTGTGTGTTTGCACAGTTACGTATGTTATCAGTATAACCAATGCCGGCAGCAGATCCAACAATATCTGTTGCAATAGGTTGTCCAAATACTCCAGTACCTGCTCCCATGTGTGATGTTAGATCTAAATTCAGTGTGTCGGGCAATGGTCTAGGCAATGCATTTAGTCTAGGATAAGGTGTAGTTTCTACACTGGAATAAAATGCACCCACGTCAGTAAAACTGCCAAAGGTGCCGCCAATGTTGCCCAGCTTATTGGCCAGCACAGCAAAGGTAGGAATCTTAGATGATATAGCAGGGCTGAATACCAAGTCAACTCGGAAAACATCTGCTAGAGAACGCATTGCTGCTAAATTATAGGGTTTGAAATTGGTAAGGCCAACCATCTCTAAGAAGCTGGTGCCTGTGATCGTGGCCAGCACTCCCAAGATAGCTATTGAATTTTCTTCTGGCAGATTCTTAAGATCCATGCCAAGATCTGTCAATTTGGTACCCAGGCCACCAATGTCGGCCAGGCCCTGATCTAATAGATTTTTTGCCAGTGTGCCAGGATTGGCCAGATACGATAAGTCGCGTGTGCTGAACATGGTGCCCAAGTTGGGCATCTCGGCGCCTATTTGTGTAGTTAGGTCTGCATCAAATTGATTTGTGATGCCACCAGTAGCAACATCCTGGCAGTTGTTGAACTGGAATCCCATGTCGTTAAACTCTTGTCCTCGGCATGCTGCCATTATGCCTTGTACCGCAAATGTTACAGCCGCATAGGCAGCTGCCTGTCCCATATAGTTGGCAAACTTTGCCGGACCCATGGCAGCAAGAAGCACTGCAGAGGCCAGCACCAGGCCAACTATGTCATTGTTCGGACCTCCTGGAAGTTCAATGCCACCGGGTGTGGTACCATTCATAAAGGCCGGTAGCAGTAATAGCAATGCTATAATTGCTGGAGTGTATTGTCCATACCTGCCCTGTATAACCCCACTCAAAATACCAAGTGATTTATAAATCCCAATTGCGCCTTGCAGCTCGCGACTGACACCAACGCCAGATCCTGTTATCAAACCTACCATTGCCATTGCTGCGAGACATGTTCCACTTGCCATTTTATTTTCCTAAATTATGTAAACCTGGTTTATAAACACGTTGGTTCATAAAGGTCAGTATTCGATTACCGGGTGCAACTTGTTTGCCGGTACCAGCATAGATGCCTATGTGCAACCACGCTACCATAAAACCTTTGGCAGTGTCGTATTCTAATAAACATTGATCAAATGCTATATTATCTTTAACCCATTGTGCAATGGCAAAATATTCACCAGTTGGTATGCTACCGCCCCCAGGTTTATTGAATTGTATATCCATACCTTGGCCAGTACCATGTGGTCCGGCACCAATACTGTTACCAGTTCTCAAGGAGTTGGTCATAATGACATTGGGATATTTTCGTTTAATTGGTTCCCATGCATTAAGGCACAGGTGTGCCAGGTTACAAACTATATCAGAAGGTCTCAACCCCATTTGTGCTGGCACTGACTGCTGCTTTAACGTTGGTATCTGTGGAAATTTGTAAACAAAGTCACCCAAGATAGTGTTTGGTGTCAATTTGGTACTTAAATTAAAACTTTTATGTATTGCAGTACAATCTACGGAGGTACCATTTGTCACTGGCGGCGGCCTAGTGTCAACTTGGCTGACTTTTGCTTTGTCTCCTATGGCAAGATTTTCTTTTTTGAAAACGCCCTTGTCAATCTGCTGCTGTATATATTTTTTTGCTTTTGCTTGGCCAGCTGGGGTTCCATCATCAACGTCATCGTTGATGGCAGATGCCGCATCAATTTGTGCGGCCGAGATGGTCTTTGGGATATCAACTTTTAAACTATTTCTAATTGCAGCATTATCAATGTTAACTCCGGCGCCAGTATTTTGACCGCCGGAGGGATTCTCGCCTACAATGACTCCGGTTGAAAACGGCCAAATTGACCAAGAAGCATTTCCGCTCATGTTAGATAATAATCTTAGTAGATTTTGTTATTGGTTCAATACCAGTTGTGGTCTTAATGTAATAGTCCGACATCTGCTGGATTACATCACATTGCATCATAACATGCTCACGAGCTATACTGACTGACCGGTCCGGGTCTAGACTGAACATGGCCTGGATTAATCCAAGACCCTTTGGTCCACCTACTACTACACAAGGACGCTCAAGCACATACTCACGGTCTGTGATAGTGCCAACTTTGCCAATGACTTCATCGCCATTGACTAGTTTAAATGCACGGATATCGCCTACGGCAAAGTTATTAGTTACTAGCATTTTCTTCCTTTAATAATTGAGTAAAATCTGATTCAGTGAGTCGTGCAAGCCCGGTGTAACCACCTTCAACAAATAATTGGCCTGCTTGATAAATTTGCGGTACTGTACGATGCCCAGCAGACATGATAAACTCTTTTGCAGAGTCATCTAGGTCTACCCGCACTTCTTCAAATGTAATATTTTTCTTTGTGAGTAAGGCCTTGGCTTGATCACAAAATGGGCAATTTTTCTTGCTGTATACTGTTAACATGTTGTTCCTTATAATTATAGATTGGGCAGCTGATCATAATCTAGATCAGCTGTCATGACACCAATCACATAACTGGTGCTTTCTGTTTCTTGTAGTGCGCTCTGCTTGTTACTGTTGTTGGTATGTTTATTAAACCACGGAATTGGCGTAGTACGTGGCGCAGTGGCTTGATACTTGATACCAATGTCTTTTAATGCACCCACTGCTGTATAGTCTACAAAATCTTTAAGGATGTTGGCATTTAGACCAATCACGGGCCCTTTATTGAACAGGTAGTCTGCCCAGGCTTTTTCTTCTCTTATGACATCCATATACAATTGATATACTTCCGCTTCACACTGTTGTTTTGCTTTTACAAAACGCTCATCATCCTTGACAACTTGGTTAATAATATAAGCAGTCCAACCCTTGTGCAGCAATTCATCCTGCAGGATCAAACTGATAATATTACCATTACCCATAAAAATCTTGTTCTCAACCATGGCCAGACTGGTAGCAAATGACACCATGAACCTGAATGCTTCTAGTGCATAACTGGCATGCAAAGCCATCCATATAGCTGTTATATGTTCATCTTCTTCAACTGGCTGTCCCAGTTCCTTAGCGCAATTGATTCGATGTAGGTCTTCATAGTACTTACCGACACTTGACGCCATGTCAATAATTTCTTGCGTGTCGTGGATAGTATTGAATACATCTTTGGGCACGTGGTAGATGTTACGAATAATGTGACTATAACTCTTGCTGTGAATGTTAGTTTCAAAAAAACTCCAATTGTAAATCAAGGCTTCTAGTTCGGGTAAACTGACCACAGGCGTAAAAACTTGGCCGGGTGCGCGGCCTTGCAAACTATCTAGTGCTGTTTGCCTTAATAAGTTGCTAGTAAAAATATGCTTGACTGCATCACTAGCTTCTTTGAAGTCATTAGAGTCCTTAGTTAAACTAATCTCTTCTGGTTGCCAAAAGAAACCTCTTGCTGTTGCTTCAAAGTCTGCAATCTTTTTATACTTGACTTCTTCAAATCGTTGAATAGTAACTGGACCGGCTGAGTCTAGAAACATCTTACGATTAAGATAGTCTGTTTTCGTTATTAAATTGTATTGTTGTTTTGACATGTTATTTCAAGGTGGCCGTGTATGCGGCAATATTTGCCATGTCAGCAGGAGTCAAGCCTGCAGCTATGCCCCACATGAGTTGACTTTGAGGTCCAACTTGTTGTTTGTTCTTGTAGGCCGTGAGTTTTTTCACAATCACTTCGGCCTTTTGACCTTGAAGTTTTAGGCCCACTCCGCCTTGCCCTTGAGCACCATGACAGGCCACACAGGTGGCATATTTGGTCTTGCCCTGTGCAGCATCTTGTGCTGATGCAGATGCCGATACCAATGCTATTGCAGCAACTAACACTAATAATTTCATTTTGATTTCCTTTGTAAAAAATATTTAATAATTTCCGCTAGCAAGTACTATCTTGCAAATGTGTTCTAATCTTTCTATATGTTCATATGCCCGCCAGGGCGTAACATCAACTGCAACTACCCCATGCCCCTTGATTCCTACTATATCAAAAGCAATATTACCATCACGATCTAAACCCAAGTTACGATGGCAAGCATCGCCTAGTTCCTGACTAATAGGAGCAACATCGCCCACATTAGGTGCTACCTTAGTATAACGATTAAGTTCGGGAAAAGAATTAGAAATAGTGCCAAGGTCTATTCCGGCATGCATGGCAGCAATACAGTAGGTTGGATGTACATGCACCACAACTCGCACATCATTACTATGCTGCCCTAGTTCTTTTTGTAGGCCAAAGTGTAGGGGCATTTCACCACTAGGTTCTAAGTTACCTGACAAATCAGTTTGCTCTATTACATTCCAGGAATAATTAAATTCAACTCTTCCAACCTCACTGTTTATAGTTCGCCATATGGCAATCTTTTTAAACATCTCTGGTTGCATCTGCTGTTTACGCACACCGCTAGGAGTTACATAAAAGTGATCACGGTCGTGATAACGTATAGAGATATTGCCATCCCTACTGGTAATCCAATTACGCTTGTAAGCGTCTACTAATATATCGCAACAGGTTTCTAACATTATAGTTTACAGCTTTCACAATTTTCTTCTTCATCAAAATCAATAAGTTCAAGTGGCATAGCTGGCGGAGTTTCATCTATAGCTTTTGATCCTTGCTTATTAATAAGTGAGTAGTACAGTGTTTTTCCGCCCCAATACCAAAAGTTCATCAAGTTCTTGGCAATCAATGTAGTTGGAACTTTACGATCCGCAAAGTGTGCCGGATTATAAAAAGTGTTTGTACTGATACTTTGATCTACATAAGCTGCCAATACCGCTGCTGTTTTCAAATAACCATCACAATCTTTTTGGTCCCACATCAATTGATATTTGTGCTTTAGTTTATGATATTCTGGCACAACTTGAGTAAAACTTCCTGCTTTAGATTCTTTTACTGATATCAAACTCATTGGCATTTCAATACCATTGGTACTGTTAATAACCACACTGCTAGACTCAACAGGAGCAATGGCCATTTGTGTAGCGTTACGGACTCCATGTTCTTTCATATTAGTACGTAATGTTTCCCAATCTAATTCTGGAGCAAAGTCTGCTAGTTCATTGACACCTTTGGCACGTAGTTCCCACGGGAATATGCCTTTACCATACCGCGTATATTCGCTATGCAAGCAAGGGCCACGTTCTTTGGCTAATTCTACAGTTGCTTCAGTTAAGTAGAAGGATAAGTGTTCCATCCACGTCTTGACTTCAGCCAAGCTGTCTCGCTCTCCATATTTAAGACTTCGCTTGGCGTGCCAGTAGGCAAGATTAGTGACTCCAATTCCAAGAGGTCTAATTTCATCGTTTGATAGTTTAGATTGAATGGATAGAAAGTCTTGATAGTCAAGAATGTTATTGAGGCTACGATGCAGTATGCGGCAAGCACGGCGCATGTCTTCTGGGTTACGGAATGCACCCCAATTGATTGAGCCCAGTGTGCATAAAGCAATTCTACCCTCAGCATCATCTAGTCGTTTGAATGATTTAGTAGGTAATAAAATCTCAACACACAAGTTGCTTTGATAGATAGTGTGGTACTCAGGATCAAATGGACCTTGCTTCATTACATTGTCAATAAACACTAGATAGATACGTCCAGTGTCTGTACGTTCTTTCAGTATGCCACTCTTGAATACTTCCTCAGCACTCATGGACTTTGTTCTTAGGTCTTTGCGCTTTTCATACGTTACATATAGTTCTTCAAACAGTTCTGTGTTTGAATAGAAGGCTTCATACAAGTCCGGTACTTCATTGGGATCAAAGAAAGTTATATTTTCTTTGTTTTTAAATCGTCTCCAGAAGAACGCAGAGAGCACAACCCCATAATCCATGTGCCTTACCCTTGTTTCCTCAGTTCCTTGATTGTTTTTAAGTACAATAAGGTCATCAAATTGATGATGCCATATAGGGTAAAATACAGTGGCACTTGCATTACGAATACCACCTTGACTACAGCTTCTCAAGTCACCAAACCATTTCTTTAAGAATGGGATCATACCGGTATGCATGATTTCGCCACCGCGGATAGGACTACCCAATGGTCTTAGCCTACCAATTTCTAATCCTATGCCAGCACGTTTACTGGCATATTTGGCCATCATCTCACCAGAAGCGAAAATACTATCCAGGTCATCATCACTCCGAATAAGTACGCACGAACTGAATTGCTTAGTAGGGGTACCGAGACCAGCAAGCACAGGAGTGGCAAGGGTAAAAAGTCCATCACTTGCGGCATTGTAGTATTCCTTTATATAACGCATTCTAGCAGTATTTGGTTCTTCTTTATGAAAAACTGTTGCTGCTGCAATTATATATCTAATCTGCGGAGTTTCATATGTTTCCTTTGTGGCACGATTTTTTACTAGATATTTTTCTATTAGTTGTTCAATTGCAGCGTAGCCATAGCTTTCATCCTTGGCATGATCTAGCACAGCGTTCATTCGGTTCCAATCCTCTTCAGTGTACCACTCCAACAATTCACTGGTGTAAAGTCCAGCAGCAACATTGCGTTTTACTATATCGTACAGGTGAGGAGGCTGATAGGATCCATAGATATCTTTACGCAGCATACTGAGACGCTGCTTGCCTGCTACATATTGATAATTGGTGTGCCCTATATCAGGGTTGCTTTCCACGTCAATTAGGTCTACTATGGCTCGCAAAGTTATTCCATCTATTTCTCTTGTGCTGATGCCGTCATAAAAATGCATCTGCGCTTTGATTTCTATCATGCTTTGACTGACATCTGCGATGCCGGCACAGATCTTAGCAATTTGCAATTGCCACTTGTTAAGGTCTAGTGCTACCTTGCTGCCGTTTCTTTTTAGTACTTGAATGGGTATCATTGATGCCTTTTCTTTTAATTTTAATAGAGATCTATTTTTAGATCTTGAGCGGTATATCTTCGAAGTACCTTTAGATTCTCTGTCAGTGTGTTATTTACTACTGTATTGAATTCGAAATTAAGTATATATTTTCCCTGCTCAATTTGAACTAAATTATATCCTTGTTTGGTGTCAAGATCTTGAGCCATAACTAGCGCAATATCCTTGGGCCTATGGCTACTTAAATACAGAGTATACAGCATTCCTAGGCTTTTTGCAATATCACAGTAATAATTTTCGTATAAAAGTACCCAGGGGTCTGGCCACGGTATGAGGCTGATATCTCGATTGGCATCTAGGTAGTGTGATACAAACGGAGCGTAACTCCACAATTGCGTGGTTTGATCGCATGCCTGCTCTAATGTAACTTGGCCGATCTGATTGCGGAACATCATCCATTCTCGCAACCGTTCATCGGGCTTGAGCATCCAAATTTTCACTGTTGATTAATGCAGAGTTTTAACATCAAAATTTAAAGTAGCATCTAGACCCAAGTTAGATAGTGTTACTATTAAATTGGTGGCACCACTCAAAGATGTTAACCTAGTAGTTATACCAATGTTACTGTTTTCGGTATATTCTTCATCATACATTGGCGGCTGGCCTGGCTGCACGACAAATTTAATTGTACCGGATCTAATTATAGTGCCTCTACGTATACTATA